GAACCCTAGATATTATTAACAACAACCATGCAAAACTTATTGACAAATTTCCAGAGTATGTATCATACAATGGTGAGAAGGAAATGATGGGTGGTATCTTTAAGAAGATTAAAATCCAATACAAAAAAGCGTATCTATCATCTCAGACAAATTCTTTAGATGAATTTATGCATTGACTTATATCTCATTATTTGATATAATATGTGTATGAATTATTCGCTGACTATATTCAAATCACTCTACGACAACAAGACTCATAAACGAATGAACTTTGATTCATTTGATAAACTTGAGTCTTTGTTGTTTGATTTGTCTAAAATTAGTTATGAAAATAAAAGAGACGCACAACTAATCTCTCCCGCTACATATATCCTAAATACTACGAGAGCAAATGATAATGTTGTTGATTGGGGCGGTTGGTGTGCTGTCGATGTTGATGACCACGAGTTTAAAGGAGATCTAAAGAGTGAGTTGGATGTATTGGTTGGTGATTGGCACTACCTTTGTTATAGTACTGCAAGCAGTACCAGCGATAATCCGAAATTTAGGCTTGTATTTCCACTTCGAACAAGAATTGGAAAGCAAGATATTCGACGATTCTGGTACGCCCTCAATACGAGACTCGGATCTATCGGAGATCGCCAAACTAAAGACCTATCAAGAATGTATTATGTCCCTGCTCAGTATCACGGCGCCAACAATTTTATTTTTACTGGTGGTGGCGTACAATCTATTGATCCTTATGCCTTGATGCAAGAATATCCTTACGTTGAAAAACGTGAGGGTAATAACTTCTTTGATCGTCTACCAGAAGAAATTCAAAAACAAATCATCGAACATCGCAAGTCTAAACTTGATAATACAAACTACCATTGGAGTTCTTATCGTGACTGTCCGTTCTTTCCTAAACATCTTGAAACGGAGTATCGTTCTATTACTGGTACTGGTTGGTATCACACGATGTATCGAATTATGGTTTCAATTGCAGCCAATGCAATAAGAAAACAATATCCCATCTCTGCATCAGAGATATCTCAAATGTGCAGACAGTTAGATCAAGAAACTGGTAACTGGTATGCTAATCGTCCACTAGATAAAGAGGCAGATCGTGCGCTTGAATTTGTTTACAAAAACATGTAATTGTGATATAATAGGAGAAATTTATGCCGAAGAGAAATACACCGTTGACTGCGACTACTGTGTATCATGTAACAAAACCTGATGGTAAACACTATCGGGTATGGTCTAAGACAATGTTAGACAAGTATATTGAAGAAGGCAAAATTACAGATCAAGATAAAGTTGTAATTCAAAGGACAGAAAGTTCATGAGTATAATGGATAAGTTGAAAAAGAACACGAAGAGTGATTTCACTTCAGTTCTTTCAGAGTCTCAGTTTTTTACTGAGAAAGATATGGTACAAACAGATGTGCCGATGATTAATGTTGCATTGTCTGGAAGTATGGAAGGTGGACTTGCACCTGGCCTGACGGTTCTTGCAGGACCATCAAAACACTTCAAGACTTCTTTCGCATTGATCATGGCATCTGCGTATCTCAAACACTATGAGGATGCGGTTCTGTTGTTCTATGATTCAGAGTTTGGTTCACCACAAGACTACTTCAAGTCGTTTGGTATTGACACGAGTCGTGTACTACATACTCCAGTGACAGATGTAGAACAACTAAAGTTCGATATGATCTCTCAACTTGAAGGATTGGATCGTGACGATAAGGTTGTGATTGTCATTGACTCAGTGGGTAACCTTGCATCAAAGAAAGAACTAGAGGATGCAATCAACGAAAAGTCAGTTGCAGATATGTCTCGTGCGAAAGCCCTCAAAGGTTTGTTCCGTATGGTGACTCCATATCTTAATATGAAGAACATACCTCTCATTGCCGTAAACCATACATATAAGGAGATCGGATTATTTCCGAAAGATATTCTGTCTGGTGGTACAGGCATCTACTATTCTGCTGACAACATTTGGATTCTTGGTAGACAACAAGACAAGCAGGGTACTGAAATCAAAGGATATCATTTCATTATCAATGTAGAGAAATCAAGGTATGTTAAAGAAAAGTCAAAGATTCCTATCTCAGTTAGTTGGGAAGGTGGTGTTCAGCGTTGGAGCGGTCTTCTTGATGTTGCTCTGGACGGTGGTTACGTTGCTAAGCCTTCTAACGGTTGGTACTGTCGTGTCAACAGGAGCACTGGCGAGCTTGTGGATCCAAAGTCGAGAGAACGGGATACACTCACTTCTGATTTCTGGGAACCCATCTTGGCAGAAACAGATTTCAGAGAGTACATCAAACAAAGATTCTCAATCCTAAATGAGGCAATCCTTGATGAAGGAGAATGAGGACTATCAGTTAATTCCTCTTGAAGATAATTCGGATGCATGGGGTATCCGAATCACTTCTGGTGAGTTCATTGAAACGGTCATTGTGTTTGGCGCTGTTGGTATTGATGAGGATACAGATAATTTAACATTTAACTTTGAAGTACACTCATCCCCAGATCCAGACTTAACACCAGAAAATATTGGTCTACAAGAAGTGTGCGTTGAACTGTTACACAGTATCATACTTAGTGAGGATACCGAATGAAAATTCTTGTGATGGGTCTACCTGGTTCTGGTAAGACTTGGTTTGCAGAAAGAGCTCAAAAGGCACTTGAGTGTGCATGGTATAATGCAGATAAAATTCGGGAGATGGCTGGTGATTGGGACTTCACACCAGAAGGACGTAAACGACAATCAGACAGAATGTATTGTTTTGCAGAGTTTGAAAAGTCATATGGTAGAATCGTAATCTGTGATTTCGTTTGTCCTACCGCAGAAACCAGAGAGATATTTAAAGCCGACTACACTATTTGGATGAATACAATTCAAGAGGGTAGATTTGAAGACACAAATAAATTATTTGAACCACCAAAAGATTCAGATCTAGAAATTACTGGATATCTTGCGGATGGTGAAATTAGGGACATCATACGTGGCATCGCAAAATATAGAAAAGAAAAGGCATTTAGCTAAGGCAGTTACTTGGAGAATTGTTGCAAGTTCTACCACTGCACTGATTGCATGGGCATTTGGATTACCACCGAAAGCAATCGGTGGTGTTTTCATTGCAGATTTAGTTATTAAATTTATTTTGTATTATGGTCACGAGAGGCTTTGGTATAAACACATTAGATATGGAGTAAAGGATGTTTAATTGGACTAAACCAACTGTTCAGATGTTGGGTAGGTGGCAACCATGGCATGATGGTCATCAAGAGTTATTTAAACGGTGTCATGCAATTACAGGACAGGTTTGTATTATGATTCGTCATGTCCCAACTGACACAGAAGCAAATGATAGAGTTCCAGGCCAAGACGATAATCCATTTGATATTAATGAGGTCTCTGCTCGCATCTCAACAGCACTTGCAAAAGATGGGTTTACTTCTGGTGTAGATTATGTTATAATTCAGGTTCCAAACATCGTAGACATTAGTTATGGACGTGGTGTTGGATATACATTCACAGAGCATGATCTTGGTACAGAGATTCATAATATTTCTGCAACTAATATTCGTGCAAAGATGAGAGAAGAAGGTACACTTGCAGACAAATCTTGAACAAACAATTCTACGTAATCTTCTCACTGATGAACAGTTCATGCGTAAGGTATTACCGTTCATCAAACCAGATTACTTTGAAGGTGTTTATCGTATATTATTTAAAGAGGCTGGTAAGTTTGTTGCGAAATACAATCGATTACCAACTAATGAATCTTTTCAGATTGAAATTGATCAGTCTGATAAACTTTCTGATGAACAGTATCGCATGGCATCAGAAATTCTACCACATTTGTTTTCAGAAGAAAAAGTAGATGAAGAATGGTTGATCGAGACAACAGAGAAATGGTGTCAAGATCGTGCAATCCATAATGCAATCATGGAGTCTATTTCAATCATTGATGGTAAACATGAATCCTTAACAAAGGGAGCATTACCTGATCTATTGAGTAAGGCTCTTGGTGTTGCATTTGATGTTAATGTAGGACACGACTATGTTGAAAACGCCGAAGACCGATACGAATTCTACCACACAGAAGAGTCTAGACTCCCATTCGATCTTGAATATTTTAATAAGATCACAAAGGGAGGTCTTCCAAACAAAACCCTCAACATTGCTCTTGCTGGCACAGGTGTTGGTAAGTCTTTGTTTATGTGTCACATGGCTGCTTCTAGTCTGACGCAGGGATCTAATGTTCTTTACATTACGATGGAAATGGCAGAAGAAAGAATCGCAGAACGTATTGACGCAAATCTACTAAATATTCCTATAGATCAACTTGATAAAATGTCGAAAGATATGTTCACCACGAAGGTTGCAGATATCTCTCGTAAGACAACTGGTAAGTTGATCATCAAAGAATATCCCACTGGTCAAGCACACTCTGGACACTTCCGTGGGTTACTTAATGAGTTGAAGTTGAAACGACAGTTTGTCCCTGACATTATTTTTATTGATTACTTGAATATTTGTTCTAGTTCACGAATGAAAGGAATGGGTGGTGCAATTAACAGCTACAATTACATTAAAGCAATTGCAGAAGAGATTCGGGGACTCGCTGTGGAGTTCGATGTACCTATTGTATCGGCAACCCAGACGACCCGGTCCGGTTATTCCAACTCTGATGTTGGCCTTGAAGACACATCAGAATCGTTTGGTCTCCCTGCAACTGCCGACCTCATGTTTGCACTTATATCTACAGAGGAACTTGAACAAGTCGGACAGTTAATGGTCAAGCAATTGAAGAATAGATATAATGATCCTACCAACCATAAACGTTTTG